AACTGCTGTTACAGCGTTTTGGAAGTCCTACAAATAATCGTTAGGACTAAGCCCGACTGGATATCCAGTCGGGCTTAGTCCTAACGATTATTTGTAGGACTTCCAAAACGCTGTAACAGCAGTTTTAAACTTCGCAGGGTCAGCAGTTGTGTCACCTCTTGACTGCTTGACTTTCGCTGATGACTCTAATGTCTCAAACACCTTGGTGACTGACTGCACAAAATCTAGCGTTGTGCGAGTCGATGTCTTACCTTTGTTCAGAATCTTGCGTGCCTTGGTTTTAAGGTCACCCAATCGGTTAGAACAATAATCGCTGACATCAGATCGCCACTTCTTGACCAAGCCATGCAAGGCAGGGTTAGTGCTTGCTAACTTACCAAATTCTTGCGATGTGTAGGAGAAGCAATAAGCGACACCGATCTCAACCTTCTCAACCTTCTTGTTCTTGATGTGTTCGTCAGTCGCTAGGACATAGTTCCCATCAATTACTGCATAGGTGATTGGGGGCTTGTTGTCATTACAGCGTAAGCGATAGCCTTCGTATAACTCAGCCCTTGCTTCAGTAGACACTTCGTCAGGAAACCCAGCGATTTTGTCGAGCGCATATTGCGCTTGATCTTCCAAGGCATCAGTTGTTTTTGCTTGCTGATAACCCATGTCCTTCAGTGATGTGTAAGTCATGATGACTCCCTTAAAAAGTTAATAAATATCAGTAGATGATCTTCTAACTGATGTCCCCATTATAGGTGATTTGTAGGCTTAAGTAAAGTTCCATGGGGGAGTGGGACACTATTTAAGGTTTTCAAACGCCACGCACGCTCACGCTTCGCGCGCGACGAAAGTAACTGGTCTCAATTTTCGCGGTTATTTTTAGCGGTGCGCGAACCATAGTGGGGGGCTATATAGAGCCCCATTCCCCCGTGAAACTATACTTAACGGGCTGTCTGCCATATACTTGTCTTGTCAGTTAAGAATTCTCTTACTGATGTTTTTGTAATCGTTCATTTTTATGGAGATTGAACACCATGGCAACATCAAAGCCAAAGCCCGCTACGGCTCAAACTAGCACCCCTGTAGCAGACGCAATTCGTGACGCTACATTTGCATCCCTAAAAGACGGGGCTTTCCAACAGGCGGGGGCAGATTCCACATTGGAATCATTTGCCAAATACGCTATTCAACACATTAAAGATTTCCCCAAAGAAATCTCTAGTGAAGCCAAGGACGAACTCTATGAGGGTTATCGTATGCGGTTTGATCATCTGAACCCAAAGAAAACCTATGCGGTTATTGACGGGCATTATGTTCGTGCTACTGATGAACATATGATGATGAAAAATGTAGAGAAAATAGAAATAGGCGTAGCATATGCTTATTCTTATTCATCACAAGAGTTTGGCAAACTGGCTCAAACCCGCCCCGCACTACACGCATTGGTCAAACTGGTTCGTGAAAAATGCGCCACATATTGTAGTAATCGTTTGGCAGATCTGAAAAGACGCGCTAATACTATTCTCAATGAGGGTAAAGAACGAACCCGAACCGCAAATAAGAACTTTGCAGAGTTCGTGGATGAATGGTTCAAGACTACAGCACCTGATCGCGTTAAGAGCGCGGGGGCTCGCGGTGATAGCACCGCAAATAGTAAGAAATTCAATGAAGCGAAAGTAGCGTTTATGGTGAAGTGGAACGCATAATATCCACTAGTCACTAGCCCCACATGGTTCGTCCTGTGGGGCTTTTTTTTTGTCTCGCGCACACGCGCACAAGCCTGCTATACGATAACCCGCGATACAGGACGATACAGGCGGGGCTTATTTCTTACCAGACCAGCCAGACCGCGAACTGGAAATCCCTAAAAATTCTCTTAAAAATAAAATTTAGCGCAACTCACGCGCGCTTTTTTTGCGCCCGACGAAAAGAACTGGTATCAATTACCCAAAAGAAAAGCCAGCCCGAAGGCTGGCTTAGATCAGCGCACCCTGCTGTAGTCCTCGCCATCTATCTTGGCGCAGAACGTAGCACGTTGCACTTGTGCCTTAGCCTTACGAAAGAATTCATAGCGACTAGGTAGTTCAGAGAAGGGGCGACGTTGGTACATCGCCTCTCTCATCGCGTGCCACACATGGGCACGCCAGATATTACGTTGACCTGTTGTCATCTTTAAACGCTGGGTCAATCCAGAGCAGTATCTGCACCATGAGCAGACCACCAACTACAAACACTACAGTGTCCCAACCGATATAGTTGTTACCTGATGTAATGCCGAGGTTGATGCAATACATGCGAGACATGAACACCATGCCGATGATGAACCAAGTGAGGGCATCGATCACCCTCCGAACTCCACGAACTGCTGTCATAGCAATCTCCCTAAGATGGGGGGCGAAAGCCCCCCGAGGTTTAGCAGTAGTAACGCACTGCGATACGCTGACCAAACAGGTTGGTCACCTTGCTGAACTGCTGTCTTGCGACAGCATCCTTGCGACTGTGAAGCCACATCCAAGCCAGAGCACCTGACTTAGTCCATGTCTTGTGCACTGTTGTGCAGTCAGACACGCATACCGAGGCGGTATACAAACCATGGTTGCGAACCCACTTACGCAAGCCTAGACGGATCATGTAGATCTCCCTAAGAGTTGAACAAACATACACAACCGATCTGCTGTGTATGGCTCTAGTATATAGAAGATGGGGCTATAAGTAAAGTTTGGTAGGGGATTGGGCGCCCCCACACCCCCCAAACCCCAAATGGGTCCCCCCCGCGACCCCAGACCCCATAATGAACACAAATAACACCACAGTTTTCCAAATCTCCACGTATATGTCCAGTTTACTCACGAAGTCCCAGCGCCACGCCGAAGCTCCACATCACTATCCATGCGGGTTAGCGGACTTTTTGGCATTAAGTACTTATTGCCGGTTTAAGTTATGAATTACTATCTAAAGTACCCCCCTTGTCTTTTTAAACGCTAAAGTCAAAAAATTTTTTACAAAAAATTCCCAAAAGTGATATAGTTTGGAAAAACGGAATCTCCGACATGACAGATACATTAGTGCCGCCCATAGAGGAAAACATCCCTCTACCGGAAAATGCCAAAGAAGCATTTCCTGATCTCACTGCAGAGCAAGAGCTGCAGATGAGGGCTAACGTCATCAAACTAATGTCAGACCTGACTGGTCAAGAACTATCTCCAACGAAGGAAAACGCGGAAGAAGCTAAGAAGATAGCGCGGGAGATGATCAACAATCCCCAGTACCGCCCCGATTACGCCAAGTACCCTAATGAGACTCTAGCTATGTTGGCTGGTATGGTGGCTCAGATGAACGTCTCTATAGTAGAAGAGCTGTCTGACCTAAAAATGTACGTAGTAAATAAGCTCGTTGCAGAGATAGAAGCTGCAAAAGACCCTAAAGCCCGCATCGCTGCCCTAGGAAAACTGGGGGAAGTGGATGGAGTCGATGCATTTAAGAAGCGTTCTGAGGTAACACATAAGGTTCTCTCTATACAAGAGGTAGAAGCTGAACTATTAGAGACCCTTGGAAGCCTAGAAAACAAGGTAATTGACGTCGAAGCCCGAGAAATCGTGAAAAATGACCCAACAACTAACGCCTGAACAGCTATTTAAGCTGCGGCAAGCGTTGCCGACCATGCCTGACAAGCAGAAACGGCGTGTTCTTGAGCTTCTAAAGACCTATGACACCCAACTAACCCAGAATTTGGGAAAGGAGAGCTTTCTTGACTTTGTTAAACATGTGTATCCGGGGTACAAAGTCGGTCCCCACCATCTCAAACTGGCTCAAATTTTTGAAGATATTGCTAACGGTAAGAAAAAACGAGTCATCGTTAACATCGCTCCGAGGCATGGTAAGTCAGAACTTATATCCTATCTCGCTCCTGCGTGGTTCTTGGGTAAGTATCCTCAGAAAAAGATCATCATGGCTTCCCACACAGCGGATCTGGCTGTTAACTTTGGACGCCGTGTACGTAACCTTGTGGGTTCAGACAACTACAAGGACATTTTTCCGCAGGTAGAACTGCAATCTGACTCAAAGTCAGCGTCAAGATGGGGAACTAACTTTAATGGCGAATATTTTGCTATTGGTGTGGGTGGTGCTCTTGCTGGTAGGGGCGCGGATTTATTTATCATTGATGACCCCCACTCTGAGCAAGAAGCGAAGACGGGTCGTCCAGATGTATTTCTTCCTGCTTGGGAGTGGTTCCAGTCTGGTCCTCTCCAGCGTCTTATGCCGGGTGGTGCAATCATCGTAGTGATGACTAGATGGTCCAAATTGGACCTGACAGGGCAGATCATTACCCAAATGGACCGAAATGACGAGGTAGATCCTTGGGAAGTGGTCGAGTTTCCTGCAATTAAGGACGATGGCGAGGCTCTTTGGCCTGATTTTTGGCCTGTAGAAGAGTTATTGGCTAAAAAAGCTGCTCTAGATATAAGGTACTGGAATGCCCAGTACATGCAAAACCCCGTATCAGAGGAAGGCGCTCTAATTAAGAGGGAATGGTGGAAAATTTGGGATAAAGAGTCCCCTCCCGCATGCGAGTTCATCATTATGTCGCTTGACGCTGCACAAGAAGCTAACAATAGGTCTGACTATAACGCTTTGACAACATGGGGCGTGTTTTTTAACGAAGAAACTAACAACTACGCCATCATTTTGCTAAATGCTATTAAGAAACGCGCGGAGTATCACGAGTTAAAAGAGATAACCATACAGGAATATAGAGAGTGGCAGCCCGATGCGTTTATGGTTGAGAAAAAGTCTAACGGTGCGGTGCTATATCAAGAGTTTCGTAGGATGGGTATACCCGTAGGTGAGTTCACCCCCGGAAAAGGTCAGGACAAGATCGCTCGTGTGAACGCGGTGTCGGCATTATTCCAAGGGGGAGTTGTGTACGCTCCGGATAGGCGTTGGGCGAAAGAAGTAATAGAAGAATGCAACGACTTTCCCTCTGGCGCTAACGACGACTTAGTGGACTCAACCACACTTGCGCTGTTAAGATTCAGGCAGGGCGGGTTTATCCGACTAGACACTGATGAACCGGACGAACCGAGCATGTTAAATATGTACCGCAAAAAAGCGGCTTACTACTAAGGATACATCATGGCAATAGACAAGGCTTTATATCAGGCTCCTCAAGGTATTGAGCAAATTGGCGCTGAAGAAGAACCGATTGAGATCACTATCGAGGATCCAGAGGCAGTAAATATTAAAGGGCCGGGCTTTGAGATTGACATGCAAGAGGGCGAAGAGACAGAAGACTTCAGTCGCAACCTCGCAGAAGAAATGGATGAGGCTACGCTATTAAAGATAGCGGGCGATCTATTAGGAGACTTTGAGACTGATGTTTCTAGTCGTAAGGACTGGGTACAGACTTATGTAGATGGTCTTGAGTTGCTCGGCATGAAGATTGAAGAGCGTATGGAGCCTTGGCCCGGCGCTTGTGGTGTGTTCCACCCACTCTTGGCTGAGTCACTTGTGAAGTTCCAAGCTGAGACGATGATGTCTACGTTCCCAGCTGCTGGTCCTGTTAAGACTGCAATCATCGGCAAAGAAACCCCAGAGAAGAAAGAGCAAGCAGAGCGCGTGCAGACTGATATGAACTATCAGTTGACTGAGGTGATGAAGGAATATCGTCCAGAGCATGAGCGCATGTTGTGGGGTTTGGGTCTCTCAGGTAATGCGTTCAAGAAAGTCTATGAAGACTCTAGTTTGCAACGGCAAGTTGCTATGTTCTGTCCTGCGGAAGATGTGGTCGTGCCATATGGTGCATCTAGTCTAGAAGCAGCGGAGCGTGTTACTCATGTGATGCGCAAAACTCCAAACGAAGTTCGCAAGTTGCAGTTTGACGGGTTCTATCGTGACGTAGACCTTGGCGATCCTACTGGCGTGATGGATGAAGTAGAGAAAAAAATCGCTGAGAAGTTAGGCTTTAGAGCTACTCAAGATGATCGCTTTAAATTGCTCGAGATGCACGTAGAGCTTGACCTTCCGGGCTTTGAGCATGAGACAGACAAAGGTGAGCAGACAGGTATTGCACTACCTTACGTTGTGACACTAGAGAAGTCATCTGGGCAGATTTTGGCTATCCGCAGAAACTGGAAAGAAGAAGATGATACTTATCAAAAACGAGCACACTTCGTACATTACCCATATATACCGGGTTTTGGTTTTTACGCTTTTGGGCTTATTCATCTCATTGGCGCTTTCTCTAAATCGGGTACTTCTATCCTTCGTCAATTGGTTGACGCGGGCACGCTATCGAATTTACCGGGTGGTTTTAAAACTCGTGGGCTTAGGTCTAAAGGTGACGACACACCGATAGCACCGGGTGAGTTTAGGGACATGGACGTCCCAAGCGGTTCGATCAAAGACAACATCATGACCTTGCCATACAAGGAGCCTTCACAGGTTCTGTTGGCGTTGTTGAATCAAATTGTTGAAGATGGTCGTCGCTTCGCTGGTACTGCGGATCTGCAAGTTGCAGATATGTCTGCAGGTTCTCCAGTTGGTACTACTCTAGCTATCCTTGAGCGCACATTGAAATCGATGTCAGCTGTTCAAGCTCGCATTCACTATGCGATGCGGCAAGAGTTTGAGTTACTCAAGGAAATAATCGCCGATAACGCCCCCGATGAGTATGACTACGACCCAGATGAAGGGTCCCGGATGGCTAAGAAGTCCGACTATAAGGCTGTGAATATCCTGCCCGTTAGTGACCCCAATGCGGCTACTATGGCTCAGAAGATTGTTCAATATCAAGCAGTTCTACAGCTAGCACAAACAGCGCCACAGTTGTACGACCTTCCGCTATTACATCGTCAGATGTTAGACGTCATCGGCATTAAGAATTACCAGAAACTTGTACCGATGGCAGAGGATATGAAGCCTCGTGACCCCGTCACTGAGAACATGAACATACTCAGTAACAAACCAGTTAAAGCGTTCTTGTATCAAGATCATAGAGCACATATCGCGGTGCATATGTCAGCAGCGCAAGACCCACACATGCAACAGTTGATCGGACAAAACCCACAGATGGCTCAGACTATCCAAGCGGCGATGTCAGCTCATATTGCAGAGCATTTGGGTATGGAGTATCGCAAGCAGATGGAGCAGATGATGGGGCAGACCTTGCCACCACATCAAGACGATGCAGGCGAGAAAGAAATGGCTCCAGACATGGAGGTCAAAGTATCTCAAATGGCAGCACAAGCTGCGCAACAGTTGCTACAGCAACACAGCCAAGAAGCTAAACAAGCTCAAGCCCAACAGCAAGCTCAAGATCCTCTCATTCAGTTGCAACAACAAGAGTTGCAGATCAAGGGTCAAGACTTACAGCGTAAGACTCAGAAAGACCAGTCTGATGCGGCTCTCAAGGCAGCGCAGATTCAAGTTGAGCGTGATCGTATCGCAGCACAACAAGAAACTGAGGGAGCAAAACTCGCCTCTAAAGTACATGGAGAGAAAGCTCAGCGCGATCACTCTCATGAACAGAAAGGTTTCTCGTCAGCTGTGGATATGCACAAACATGGTTTGACTCTGTCACACCAACAACAAATGGCTCTCTATCAAGCAGAGCAACAAATGGCTAACAAGCCAACAAAGAAAGGTGAATGATGTACGAAGTTTTAAAGACAGCGGAACATTTCACAAAACAAATTGACGAAAACATAAAACGGCTTGAAGAAGATCTTGGTGCTAGCAGTGCTAAGAGCTTTGAAGAGTATCGCTATATGTGTGGGGTTATTACAGGTCTACTCACGGCTCGTCGATTCATCACAGACCTGACAAAAAACATGGAGTCCCATGACGACTAACATTGATCTTTTAAAAGCAGTGGACCTGACGCAGGTACTGAACAAGAGTACAGAAGAGAAAGCCAAGCAACTCCCTAAACCCGCTGGGTATCGCATTCTGTGCGCTATCCCAGAGGCAGAAGAAGAGTTTGAAAGTAGCGAAATCGGCTTGGTGAAGTCTGATGAAACTAGACGTATTGAAGAATTGCTAACAACAGTTTTATTCGTTGTGGATATGGGACCAGACTGCTACATAGATAAGACTAAGTTTCCTAACGGAGCTTGGTGCAAAAAAGGTGACTTCATTTTGGTTCGTCCAAATGCTGGTACACGCCTACTGATCCACGACCGCGAATTCCGCATCATCTATGACGACAACGTCGAAGGTGTAGTAGAAGACCCACGCGGCATTAAACGTAAATAAGGAACGCACATGCCTAAATTTGATGATGATTACAAATTTCCAGATGAGGATAAATCCGAAGATAAGTTGGAAATAACCGTAGAAGGCGATAACGACATAGAAGTCGATATCGTTGATGACACTCCTCCAGAAGACCGTTTTGTTGAGCCTTTGCCTGACGACATCAAAGAAGAGCTTGAGATAGCTGATGAGTCTCAGGATTACTCTAAAAATGTAAAGACCAAGTTTACACAGTACAAGAAGGCTTGGCACGATGAGCGTAGGGCTAAAGAGGCGGCACTGCGAGAGCAGCAAGAGGCCCTGCAGGCTACACAACGGATCTTAGATGAGAACCGTAGACTTAAAACTATGCTGCAAAGTGGTGAGAAAGAATTAATTTCTAATTACCAAGCGTCAGCAGAGTTAGAGGTGGATAAAGCAGAACGGAACTATAAAGAGGCTTATGACTCTGGAGACTCCGATAAGCTTTTAGAAGCCCAACGAGAGCTAGTACGTGCGGAAATGAAACTTGACAAAGCAAAAAGTTACAAACCTGCTGTACAAATGTCAGAAAATGATGTACAAACTACCCCACAAGCGCAGCAAACACAGCAAATGGACCCGAAGGTCGCAAGCTGGGTGTCCAGAAACCCTTGGTTTGTAGACCAGAACAAAATAGCGATGCGAAAGTACGCTGAAGGTGTTCACGAAGAGTTAGCGGTGCGGTACGGTAAAGCGTACATCGGTACTGATGAATATTTCAAAAGTATCGATAAAGAAGTTGGACGTAGATTCCCAGAAGAATTTGCTACAGCTACAAAAAACGAAGAGGCTGATAAACCTACTCGTACAAAACCAAGCACGGTGGTCGCACCTGCGAAACGTAGTACATCCTCCAAACAGGTAGTGCTATCGAAAACGCAAGCTGCCTTGGCAAAGAAACTCGGACTAACCAACGAGCAATATGCTCGTGAAATGACAAGATTGGAGGCCTAAATGGCTACAGAAAACAGATTACAACGCGAAATGACTAGTAGATCAATGCAAGAACGCCCTAAGCAGTGGCAGCAAGCGGATTTACTGCCGGAACCTGACAAGGAACCGGGCTATGCGTACAGATGGATTCGTGTTTCTACTTTGAATGATTACGACCAACGTAACATTACGGGTAAATACCGTGAAGGTTGGGAACCCGTTTCTTCAGAAGAGCAACCGAAATTTAGACTGCTAGTCGATCCCAACAGCCGCTTCAGCGGTCAGATTGAGATTGGCGGATTGTTACTATGCAAATGTCCGCAAGAGTTTATGCAGCAACGTGATGCTCACTTTGCTAAGTTGACTCAGTCGCAGACAGAAGCGGTTGATAACAATTTAATGCGTCAAAGCGACGCGAGGATGCCTATCTTTAGGGAAAGTAAATCTTCGACTAGCTTTGGTAAAGGTACTTAAAACTTTATAGGAGTCTTAAATGGCTTATCCCACCGTCGATAAGACGTATGGATTTAAACCTCTAAATCGATTAGATGGTCTACCATACGCCGGAGCGATCCGTCAAATCCCTGTAGCGCCAGCTTACGCGACCGCTATTCTCAATGGTGACACCGTAAAGGTTGATACTAACGGCTATATCGTAGCTGGTAGCACAACTAATACTGGCACTAACGTAGGTGTGTTGGTTGGTTGCCAATATGTGAACTCGGCAGGTCAAACTGTTCAAGGTCAATATTACCCAGCTGCTACCTCAACTTCTACAGCTATGGCTTTCGCCTATGTTGTGGATGATCCCAACGCAATCTTCAAAGTGGTTGCTACAAACGGTCAAACTACTGTTCCTACAGCATTTAGCCGTGCAATCGTTGGCGCTAACGTGGCAATTTCTGTTGCTACTGGCAGCACCACCACAGGTGACTCGTTCTATGGTATCGACGGAACTTCCGCTGACACCACTAACACATTGCCTATTCGTGTAATTGATGTTGTGCCTGATACCGCCACTGGCTTGCCCGGTGTTGCAGCTACGACCTATTACGAGTTCTTGGTCAAGTTTAACTTGCACCAATACACTAGCACCACTGGTGTTTAAGGAGTAATTAACCATGGCTATTTCACGCGCACAACTACTTAAAGAGTTGCTCCCCGGTCTGAACGCTTTGTTTGGCATGGAGTACGCACGCTACGGCGAAGAGCACAAAGAA